GCCTGCAGGCGGTCGCGCCTCTCGGTGAGCGGTTCGAGCTTCTGCCGGAGTTCCTCCGGGTCAAAATCTCCCTGAGCATAGAGGTCGAGGAGGCGGGAGCGCTGGGTGTTGAGCTTCTGGATCTCGGAGGTTATGATCTTCCGCCGGTCATCCTTCGGGGCATCGTGCGGCTCCTCAAGAGCTGAGGGGTCCAGTACCAGTGTCCGGATCTGATCGAGCACGATCTTGTCCAACTCCTCCTCAAGCACATGGGCGTTTTTGCAGTTCGGGTCCTTTACCATGTCGAGGTTATACTTCGCGCGGGAGTGGCAGGAGTAGTATCGCTTTTTGTTCGCCTTCCTCGTGCAGATGTACCTCGCACCGCATCGTTTGCACCATACCAGCCCGCCAAGCAGTGAAGGCGACTTAGGACCTGCCGGCCGTTTGGCTGCCAGAAGGCGCGGCTGGATCGAGTCAAAATCCTCTTTGGACACCAGTGCCTCATGCGTTCCCTGGCAAACCACACCGTCCCACTTAACCATGCCGGCATAGACCGGATTCATAAGGCACAGCCGTACGCGCTGGGAGTTCCATGTGCCGTAGCTGGTGGTGTAGCCCTTCTGGCCGAACCCTTTCGCGATCTGGTATGTTCCGACACCGCCGATGAAATCCGCGAACATCTCGCGGATCTGCATGGCCTCATAAGGGTCCGGGACCAGCTGGCCGTCGATGTAGCGGTATCCGATCGGGACGTTACCGCCTCCGCGCCATTTTCCCTCGCGGTTTCTGCCGGCTTTTCCCATGGACATCCGCTCTTTGATCTTCTCACGCTCCAGCTGAGCGAAGACCGCCAGGATTCCGATCATGGCCACACCGAACGGAGTGCCGGTGTCGAAGTTCTCGGTCATACTCACGAAATCACAGCCATTCGCCCGGAATACATCCTCGATCAGATAGAGGGTGTCTTTTTGCGAGCGGGAAAGCCTGTCCAACTTCCAGACGACCACCCGCGTGACTTTTCTGGCCTTCACATCGCTGATCAGATCCTGCAGGGCCGGACGGTCGAGGGACGCTCCGGAGAACCCGGGGTCTGTGTACACCTTCGCGTCCTTCCATCCCATGGCCAGCGAGTAGGACTTTAAGCGCTGGATCTGTTCGTCGATGGAGTAGCCATCCTTCGCCTGCTCAGCAGACGATACTCTGACATACAGTGCAATCATGCGACACCTCCGTGGGCAATGGATTCAATCACCTGGACATCATCCTCCCGGTAAAAGTCCTCCCGGGAGATGTGGCCAAGCGCGTGGATGTAAGCCCTCACCCGGGCATCCTCTGTTAAGTTCTCGTTGAGGAAGACCGTGTGAGTGCCGTCTTCATTGGGGTGGACACATTCATCCACCCCGTCAGGGAAGCAGAGCAGGACCACCATGGTCTCGTTCCGCTCATCCCACCATTTTGTCATTCTTCTCCTCTCTCTCGCTTCTTCAGAGCGATCAGCACATCGTAGACGGCCTGCAGAGTCTCTGGAGCGGCATCCTTCGCAGCTGAGAACAAAAGCCGGAAGTCCCTATCATCCTTCATCTTCTGGGCCAGTGCGGCCGTCTCTGGGTCTTCGTAGTAGGCCGGATCTGTTTCTCCGGTCAGAAGGTAGCTCACCGGCACATCGAAGTAGTCGGCAATCTTCTGGACGCGCTCGGCGTTTGGAGTCTTGCCGTTCTTCAGCTTGCCTATTGAGCCACGCCCAAACCCAAGCGCTGTCTCCAGCGCCGTGACGGCTATGTGCCGCTCATCACAAAGCTGTTTTACTCGGTCGTACAACATGTCTGCCTCCATTGTAGAAAAAATTCAACAAAGTGCTTGACATGTAGAGAACGCGCTACTATACTGACAAGGTAGACAAAATTCTACATAACGACAGGGGATAGCGAGTGCTCTACAAGGTTCTGTGGTGGAACTCCATAATAGAACATTTTCTATTGCCCGTCAATGGTAGAAACCAGTGAGGAGGTGGATTGATGTACAAATCTATCAAGTCGCTCTGCGAGGAGCGAGGAATCACCATTAAAGAGCTCGAGCGGATTGCCGGGCTCGGCAATGGCACCATTGGGAAGTGGCAGACCTCCCAGCCGAATCTTGACAGCCTTAAGAAAATCTGTGAGGCGCTCGGGATCAGCCTGATGGATCTGCTGCAGAAGGAAGGAGGAGTGACGGGTGGCGATTGAACTTGGTGGCGGATGGTTCCTGAGTGCTGACGAGTACTGTTACATGCTCGGGAAGTACAGGCCGAACGAGAAGCGCCACGGGGACTATGAGTGGGAGTATTTCTTCCCGACACTCGAGAAGGCGCTGGAGCACTTTGCAGGGCTTCAGGAACGCGCCGAAATAGCCCGCCGTGACGGTGCCGTAACGACGGAACTGCTTTCTGCGGTAAAACGTGCGCATGAAGAGACAAGGGCGCTGATACAGGCCTGCGCCGCGCATTTTCCGGAGCTTCCGGTATGACGGTGCACAACATCCTCCGGAATGGGACGGAGGCAGACATCAGAGGCCGGGTTGTCAAGGAAGGCGCCCGGGTCATAAGGAGGAAAAATGGAGTACATCACGGTGATAGTCAAGCCGCCGATGCGGCCGGCATACCAGACGGTGGTCAAGAACACACTTGAAGCCTTCCAGGGATTAGTGGATGGATACATCGAGACGGTGCCGGTCGGCAAAGCATTGATGCTGGTGAACGAGGAAGGGAAGCTGAGAGGCCTGCCGGCGAATCTGGCGCTCGGTCCGGAGCTGATCGTGGGGCCGGCGGTCTTCGTAGGAGTGGATGGCGATGAGTTCGTGTCCTGCCCGGTTAGCTGGGCGGAACTCAGCCAGGAACTGGATGATTTGTGGGAGGTACGCTGATGCAGATGTGGGTGATCAGACTGATTGCGGCGGTGCTGGTGCTGTGCATTTTCATTTTGGTGTTCTCGGCGGCGTGGACGTGGATGCACCGGTATGACGTGGTGGCCAAGGAACTGGCGATGACCAAGAAGCAGCTGAAGGATGCCAGGGCCGAGATGGCAGCACTCGAGGATCTGCTCGGAGGGAGGACCGCATGAACACGTATCAGACGTTTTCGGAAGACCGTGAGGGCATCCGCCCTTGGTTGGAAAGACTGTACGAGCAGCACGGATCTGTCGGAGCCATGGCGCTGGCGCTCGGCATCAACAGGATGACGGTGTACGACTGGGAACGCCACCCGGAGAAGATCAGCATCAGGTATCTGCGCCGGTTCCTCCGGAATCGGCTCATCACCAGAGAGGAGATCATGAAAATCATCGAGCCAAAGGAGGAGAGCGACGAATGAACGTGCCGGACCTGAGCGTTCTGCCGCCGGCAATGCTGGCAGCGCTGGATAGTTTACGCGAGAATCTGCTGATGAACCGCCGGGAAGGTAACCAGCGGATGGAGGACTTCGTGGACGGCTACATCAGCGGGACCCTTACGACCCTCATGTGGGCCAATAGGGTGAGCAGAGACGAGAGGCGGGAGCTGCGCGAGTGGTTCCTGCGAGAGGATGGAGAGTAATGGCGAAGATGTTCAAAAATGACGACGACCGGCTGGCGTTCCTTGACGCCTTCAAGGACTCCGAGAGCGAGTACTTCGGGCGGTGGGTGCTCTGGAAGGAAGACAGGATCACCGGAAGGAGATGGTGGACCACGCACATCCAGACGACGATCTTCATCGTCGAGGAGGTCTACCAGTCCTGCTCCTGGCCGAAGCCGCACAAGGAGTGGAGGACGATGCACTGGTATGTGTATGAAGGCCCCATGACCGACGCGTTCACCGGCGAGCAGACCTTTGAGGACAGGCGATCCTCCCGGTCGCTGGCGCTGAAGCGGATCAAGGAGCTCGAGAAAGGAGGAAAATCATGAACGTCATGCCGCTGCTGATCCTGACGGGCCTGCTGCTGGTCACCGAACCGGAGCACGATCCGGCCGAGCCGGTGGTGGAGACCACCATCGAGATGTATGGGATTGACGCCGACGCGGTCCCGATGGATCTCGACTACGTGGAGCACGTCTGTGAGGTGTGCATGAGCTACGAGCTGGACCCGGCCATCCTGTTCGCCATGATGTGGCAGGAATCCCGCTTCACGCCGGATGCCGTGGGCGACCATGGCCAGAGCTTCGGGATTCTCCAGATTAAGCGCAAATGGCACGAGGACAGAATCCAGCGCCTGGGCGTGACAGACCTGTTCGATGAATGGCAGGAGATCTATGTGGCGTGTGACTATCTGGCCGAGATCCGTGAGGCCTACCCGAGCATCACGCAGATGCTGACGGTGTACCGCTACGGAGGCCTGAACGTGACCGGAGAGGATTATGCCGGCACGGTGCTGGCCAAGGCAGAGGAGTACAGGAAATGAAAAGGCCCGGCCGTGTTGGCGCACGAACCGAGCCGGGTGCTGGATATCCCTATCCGTAACAGCACCCCGAGTATATCACGAAGGGAGACAAAAATGAAGTTCTACGAAATCGACGCGCAGATCGAGGCGGCTCTGGAGCAGCTGGTCGACGAGGAAGGCGTCATCAACGAAGAAGCGGAGGCGGCGCTTGACGCGCTGGAGGCCGCGAACGAGCAGAAGACCGAAGGCGTCCTGCTGGCCATCAAGGGGCTGAAGGCAGAGGCTGAGGCCATCAGGAACGAGGAGAAGGCCCTGGCTGACCGCCGGCACGGGCTGGAGAAGAAGGCGGAGAGTCTGACTGAGTTCATCAAGGGAAGGCTCGCCGGGGAGAAGTTCAAGACTCCGAGGGTATCCGTGAGCTACCGGAAGACCACGAGCTGCGAGATCACTGACGAGTGGGCCATCCCGGAGGACTACGTCAAGACCACTGTCAGCTATGACAAGGTGGCGCTGACCAAGGCACTGAAGAGTGGGGAAGTCCCCGGCGCCAGACTTGTCGAAGGCCAGAGCATGATCATCAAGTGAGGAGGCGAGCATGGAAAAATTAGCATTCCGCCCTTTACGGGCTGATGAAGTGGACTGCCGCGTGGCCATGTGCAAGGCCAACGGCGTGAGCCTCCTGCTGTACAAAGACGCCAGATGTGACATGAACATTCTGGATGAGACTGTCGGCCCGGAGAGATGGCAGCGTCATCACTCCCGTGATAATGCCAACTGCACAGTGGCCATCTACTTCCCGACCATGGACCAGTGGGTCGAGAAGGAAGACACCGGCACGGAGTCCAACACGGAGGCCGAGAAGGGGCTGGCGTCTGACTCCTTCAAGCGGGCCTGCTTCAACTGGGGCATCGGGCGCGAGCTCTATACCGCCCCATTCATCTGGGTGAAGGCTGACGACTGCACCATCCAGCAACGTACAAGCAATTCGTATTCCTGCTCCGACCGCTTCCGGGTGACCGAGATGACCGTGGAAGCGGGGAAGATCACTTCCATCGCCATTGCGAACGAATCCCGCAAGGGAGCCATCGTCTACAGATACGGCCAGAAGGGGGCCGCAAGGGGCCCGGAGACGCCGGAAGGGTCGCGGACAGTAAATAATACCCGCACGTCCACAAAAACGCCTGCGCCCGCTCAGGACACGCCTGCGCAGCCATCTGGTGGGATTGACCAGCCACAGATCGTGGTGCTGAGGACTGCCATGATGTCCATCGGCCAGACTGAAGCAAAAATGCTGGCGCACTACGGCAAGGCGAAGATTGAGGATCTGACGTCCGAAGAGTATGCAGACGCGCTGGCCATCATCGACAAGTATAAGGACAAGAGGAGGAAGAAATGAACACCGCCATCATCATGGGGCGCCTGACCAAGGAGCCCGCCATCACTACCACCCAGTCCGGGCTGACGATCGCCCGCTACACGCTCGCTGTTGACCGCAAGGTTAAGCATGAGAATGGAAACCAGCAGACTGCCGACTTCATCCCCTGCGTGGCTTTTGACAGAGCTGCACAGTTTGCGGGGAGCTACTTCCACCAGGGCATGAGGGTGCTGGTGGAAGGGCGCATCCAGACCGGCTCGTATAAGGACCGGGAAGGTCGGACGGTCTACACCACCGATGTGATCGTCAACTCCCAAGAGTTCGCGGACGGAAAGAGGGATCAGGCGCCCGCACAGCCGGCTCCGGATGAGTTTCTGAGCGTTCCGGAAGGGGCAGACGAGACTGATGGCCTGCCCTTCGCTTGAAAGCGAAAGGGACCTTCTGCGGTGAATCATGGACACGAGACCGGAAGCTCCGGTTGACGTTTGAGGTCGAAGGTGTGGGAGTTGAACAGCTCGACTCCCTCACCGGTACCCTCTCCATTGAAGTCAAAAAGTGGAGGGAGAAGCGGACGCTGACGGCAAACGCTTATTTCTGGGTGCTGTGCCAGAAAATCGCGGAGAAGATACGCGCCACGAAGGAAGCGGTCTATCTGCTGATGTTAAGAGACTCCGGCCAGTTCACGGATCTGGAAGTGAAAGCGGAAGCCGTGCCCATGCTGCAGAGGGTCTACAGATACACCGAGGTATTGGGGGAAGAAGAGGGCAAGGCCATGGTGCGGTGCTATCTCGGTTCATCCGGGTACAACACCGAGGAGATGGCCAGGCTCATTGACCACACAGTTGACGAAGCTCAGGCGCTGGGGATCGAGACCATGACGCCGGACGAGCTTGAGCACATGAAACAGACATGGAAGGGGGAAGGATATGGATACTAATAGCCAAAACAAGGCCATCTTGCGCGAGCTGAAAAGGAACCCGCTGGGACTGACCGGCCTGGAGATGATCCAGATGTTCGGAGCCACCGCCTACACCCGCAGGATCAAAGATCTGCGCGAATCTGGGGAACCCATCGAATCCCTTTGGATCTACAAGCACGATGAGAAAGGCAAGGTGGTCAAGAAATGGAAGCGGTACTACTGGGTAGGCTGATCATTCACGGCCGGATGCCGGGGCTGAATGACTACATCGCAGCTGAACGGTCCAACCGCTACCAGGCGGCCAAGATGAAGCACCAGTGGCAGCAGCTTGTCTGCAATGAGATCCGGAACCAGTGGCGAGGCTTGAAGTTCACAGAGCCCATCTTCCTGGGATACAAGTTCTACGAGCCAAACAAGCGGCGAGATCATGACAATGTGGCCGGCTTCGCCCACAAGGTGGTGCAGGATGCCATGGTGCAGATGGAGGTGATCCGGGACGATGGATGGGATTACATTGCCGGATTCATCGACTGGTTCCAAGTGGACAAGAAGGAGCCGCACATCGTCATTGACGTGATGAGGGGCGACGATCTGACGGACTGGGAGGTGCACTGATGGCTGACCAGCACAAGTATTACTACATGCGCCTGAAGGAAAACTTCTTCGACGATGACTCCATCAAAATCCTCGAGGCTATGCCGGACGGGTATCTGTACTCCAACATCCTGCTGAAGATGTACCTCCGGAGCCTTAAGACCGACGGCCGGCTGATGATGAACGACCTGATCCCGTACGATGCGCAGATGCTTGCAGCACTCACTGGCCACCAGATCGGGACGGTGCAGAGGGCGCTGGATGTCTTCAAGGCCATGCGGCTGATCGAGGTTCTGGACAACGGAGCGATCTACATGATGAATGTCCAGAACTTCATCGGCCAGACCACAACGGAGGCAGACAGGAAGCGCGAGTATGACCGGAAAATCACGGCCGAAAAGCGGGCGCTGAGAAATGTCGGAGAAATCTCCAACATTTGTCGACCAGAGATAGAGATAGAGTCAGATATAGAACCAGAGTTAAAGAGAGAGTCAGAACCAGAGTTAAAGAGAAACCATACCAAGGCGCCAAAAGCGCCCGGTGTGCGCGACCTGATTGATGACTTCACCATTGATGAGGACGTCAAACAGGCTTTGCATGACTTTGTCGAAATGAGAAAAAGCATCAAGAAGCCCATCACTCCCAGAGGGATGAAGCAGGTCCTGTCCAAGCTCCGCAAGCTGGCCACCCGCCCGGACATCCAGGTGAAAATTCTGGAGCAGTCCATCGAGCACGACTGGCAGACGGTCTACGAGCTGAAGACGGAAGGCACAGACAGCTCCCTCGACATGATGGAGGAGTGGCTTCGGAACAGGGGGAACAATGACAGCTGAGGAGTTCATGAAGTTTGCTGCTACTCTGAAGACTCTCTACCCCAGGGAGAAGATGCTGGAGACGCCGGTGGCCATGGAGCTGTGGCTGGAGTGTCTTGGGGACATTCCCATTGACGCAGCCATGGCCGGGCTGAAAAGGTGGGTGCTCACGAACAAGTGGGCGCCGGCCATCTCCGACATTCGGCAGATGACCGTGGCCAACAAGAACGGAACTCTGCCAGACTGGGGCGAGTCCTGGAAGAACATGAAGAGGCAGATCTCGCGCTGGGGGTACATGAGAGAGGACAAAGCTCTGGAGTGTATGGATCCCATCACCAAGGAGGTGGTGCAGCGCCTTGGGTTTCAATCCATCTGCCAAAGCGAGGACGAAGAGGTACTGCGCGGTCAGTTCAGACGAATCCATGACGACGTGGCCAAGCGGCGCATGGAGGAGGCCCAGCTGACCGATGACGTGAAGAAGCTGATGGACGTGTCGATGCCCAAGCTTGAAGCGGTCCGGGAAGCCAAGGACGAATACCAGGCGGCACCTGTGAGCGCTGAGTGGAAGGCAAAGGTGGCGGCGATCCGGGAGGGAAGAGATGATTAAGATCACGTATATCTGCGACAAGTGCGGCAAGGAGGCGAAGCCGGAGGACATCTTCGAGCTTCTGGCCATGGCGCCGGCGGACGGTGTGTCTGTGCCTGGGGATGTGATGGCTGCACTCGAGGACAGACATATCTGCAGGAGGTGTGTCATGAAGATGTTCGAGAAAGGCTTTGAGAAGGACGAGGAGGGGCATCGCATCACCAAGCGGGCCGAGCATGTCGAGACGCCCGCTGAGCGAGACAAGAAGAAGGTCTACTACCTCAGCAAGACCAACGAGCAGAGGGCCATCGAGATGTACAAGGCCGGCCGGGAGATCGAGGAGATCTCGGACGAGCTGATGGTGGGCATGGCTCCGATCAGCCGCCTCATCCATGATCTTGGACTGGGTGCTGAGAGATACAAAGGCCAGTACATCCCGAGCGACGGCAGCCAGCCGGTGGTGCAGGGAGTGATGCTGTGAGCGCGATACAGACACACAAACGGTGCTGGGTGTGCGGCAGGGTCACAGGACTCGAGCGGCACCACGTTCTCGGCGGGCCGAACCGGAAATGGTCAGAGAAGTATGACCTGACCGTTTGGCTCTGCCGGGAACACCACACCGGAACAAACGGAGTCCACAACGACCGGGATCTGAGCCTGCAGCTGAGGCAGGCCGCACAGGTGGCCTTTGAGAGAGACCACACCCGGGAGGAGTGGATGAGAATCTTTGGGAGGAGCTATCTGTGAGCTACGAGAAGGAATGGATGGCCATCAAGGCCGGAATGCTCTGCGGGCGCCGGTTCTCACCCAAGCAGATCGAGCGGCTGCGGGAGATGATCTGGACCGAAGCCAACGACGGACGCATCGAGGTGATGATGCTGTTCTTTGCGGAGGCCATGCACGACGTCCTGGGCTTTGGCCACGAGCGGACGCGGCGCATCCTGCACTACATCGACGACAAGATGCGGGAATTCACCTCAGGAGTAGAGGATGGGACTTTCGATGTGGACGCTCTGAGAGTCCGAGTGTTCAGCAAGACCAAGTTCATGTTTGCAATGAACGAGAAAGACCAGCAGCATATCGTGGACGTGCTGACTGCAGCAGGCTACACGGTGACGGTGGACGCACCGGAGGAGGAGAAGGATGGACAGGATGATGCTTGAAGTACTGACCAGGATCGCGGACAACCTCTTCCTGATCCGCGAGACGCTGGAGTGTATGCTGCCGAAACC